ATTTGATCTTTATTCGGCCTCGACGGATCGGGCCGACCGGAGGTAGGCAATGATAGAAATTGAAACGGCAATCACTCATACGCAAAGAGCTTTCGAAGATGTGAAACGGGCCTCCCGGACGCGGTCGAACCTTGAGGATATTCGCGCGGAACTCTATCTCGTCTTATTGGATTTGATCGCCCTGGAGGCGGGAATAGGGCCCCCGCAGGCTCTGACGGTGGAAAGGGCCATGCTCAAAATTAAGAAGCAAAACATCGACCGACTCGCACGCGCGAAACGCGCGCAACTGGATGAGACCGCACTCAGCGAAGGGGCCCTGGCAATGTTGAAAGGCCTCGACGAATCGGGTTAGGCGCATGGCGCAGGATGACAACCGAGAGGATTCCCATATTTCACGCTTTGAACGACTCATCGGCGCCCTCCTGCGCCTCATTGATCAGCTCGGGAACCTCAATGAAAATCTTGGAAACGAGTTTGATCATACTCGAAAAATCACTTACGAGATTAGAGAAGCCATCGAAAGAACTCGGGAAAAACTCGACCGGAAACTCTCAAACATCATGATCGCCCTGATCATTCTGGAAGGTCTTCAGTCGATCGTTTTTTTGGCGGCATGGTTCATTTCATATGCGAAGGTCAGGCCCTGATGAAGCGACGACAGAGAGCGGACCCGGATCTGAAGCGCAAGCATTTCCGCTTGGTGGCGTTATTGGAGCCGAAGGGCCTGCTTGAGGATTTTCACCGCTATATGGATGCTCCGGGGGTCACTTATGAGAGCGGCCGGAAATGGGTTTTGGAGCAGACCGGCGAGGATATCGGGGGAACGTCAGTTTACCGCTATTTGCTCGACCGCAAGCAGAAGATCCGCCGCATGCAGGAACGTAACTCCGAGGCGGATGCGCTGATGAAGGAACTCAGGACCAAAAGTTCCGATGAAATGGCCCAGATCCGGGATACGCTGATTTTCAACCAGTTTCTAACGATCCAGGATGAACTCAAGGACGCGCCGATCGACAAACTGGCGCTGAGGATGGTGCAGGGCCAGAACGTGGCCATCAAAAGAGAGGCGCTGGAATTGGAACGCCAGAAGGTGGACCTCCAGAAACAGATGCTGGAATTCAGAAAAGCCACGGCCCAGAAGGCGAAAGAAGCCATCGCCGGGATCCCGGACGAGAAATTAGCGGCCGCAAATCCCGAGGAATTACGCAAAGCGGTGGATGAGGCAATCGCGACGAGATTGGGATTGGACGCATGAATAGCAATTAGGAATTAGAAACAATGAAGAAGACCGACGCGCTGAAAAAATATTTCCTGCCCTACCAGGCCGAAGTCATCAAGGATCCGGCGCGATATATTCTCTATGAGAAGAGTGCCCGCATCGGAATCACCCACGCCGTGGCCTATAAGGTCGTGGAGGATTGCTGCAAGAAGAAGCGCTGGCATAAGACCTGGTGGTACCAGGCGAACGACAAGGCCACCGCGAAGGAGTTCATCAACGACATTGAACTCTTCGCCAAGCTCTTTAACTATGCCTACAGCTTCATCGGCGAGCGGGTGATCGACGAAGAGAACGACATCAAAGCCTTCATCGCCGAGTTTGAAGACGGTCACCGGGTCATCGCGCTCAGTTCCAATCCCAAGGCGCTCTACGGCAAGGGCGGCAACGTCATCCTCGATGAATATGCACTCCACCCCCAGGCCGGCGATCTCTACAAGGCGGCCCAGCGGTGCATCATGTGGGGCGGATGTTTCCTGATCTTCTCGCAGCACCAATCTGAAAAGACCGAATTCAACCGCCTCTGCAAAGAAGCCCGCGCTGTGGCCGCCGGAAAACTCAGGGCCGGGAAAGACACGCTCCCCTGGTCGCATCACCTCACCTCGATCCGCGATGCCGTAGCTGCGGGTCTATTCGATAAGTTGAAAGCCCTGGGCGCTACGGAAGCCGAGACGGCCGAGCAGTTTCTTGAACTGCTCCGCGCCGGATGCAAAGACGAAGAGCATTTCAATATGATCTATTTGTGCATCCCGGCCACCGAGGCGGATGCCTATATCGCCTACGGCTTGATTGACGGCTGCGTGGATCCTCAAATCGAGGCGAATCCGCCGTGGGCGCGGCTCCTCATCGATAAAGCCGAAGAGTTATATCCAATCTTCAGGAACTCAGGCATCGATCCGGATCCCCGAAACGCGCAGCTCCTTGAAATCCTCGACAAATTCAAGCCGGAACTCCAGGGCGAGCTCTATCTGGGACGCGATATTGGCCGCAAACGGGATCTCACGGTCGACTGGATTGCCGCTCGCGAGGGGCGGAAATTGCGCACACGCGCTGTAATTGAACTGGATAAGAAGCCTTTCTTTGTTCAGAAGAAGATCCTCTTCGCACTGCTGGCGCTCGAAAACATGACCCGCGCCTCGATCGATTCCACCGGCCTGGGGGCGCAGATGGCCGAGGAAGCGATCGACCTGTTTGGAACCAAGGCCGAAGCGATTGATTTCACCGGGCCAGTGAAAGAAGCCCTGGCCGGACTAGTTCTAAGAACCTTCCAAGATAACGAGATCGTCATTCCGTCGGCGAGCCAATTACGCGAATCGGTTCATTCGGTGAAGCGATATCCCACGCCCACCGGGCATTTTCGGTTCGATGCTGACCGCACGGATGCCACGGGACATGCGGACCATTTCTGGGCGCTGGGATTGATGCTCAATGCACAATCCGGGCCGGCAGTGACGGTGGATTTTGTTTCCAGTCGGGAGAAATTGGCAAGTTCGCGGATAACGATGTGACGGTACCGAAGCGATAAACCATGGCCAAGAAAAAACAATTTGCGAAGCTACCGAGCGCGGATCTTCTTGCGGGCGAAGTGGTATCCCAGGACATGCTGACAAGGGCGGGATGGCGCAGTTCGAACGCCATTCCCACCATCACCAATCCGTCCGCGGCCTGGCAGACCATGATGCACCAGCATGGCGCGCGGGCGGTAGAACAGTACTATGCCGACTTCGAGGAGAAGCATACCCATTACGGGGCCCAGCTCGAGACCCGTCGCGAGGCCCTTCTTTCCCGCGATACCTCTGTGATCTCCGTCAGCGAGAACCCGGAGGACCTGAAGATCCGCGACGCCGTCAAGGGCATGCTCAAGGCGATCCGCCAGTTCCACACAGTGCGGGAGGGCGGTCTCGATGCTCTCAACGAAGGCGTGGCGATCGCCGAACTGAAATGGGGCTATAAGGACGGGTTGCTGATGCCGCTCGAAATCAAATGGCGGTCGCAATTTCTATTCTCCTTCGGCGGGATGGTGGAGGCCCAGAATGGCGAATTGCGATTGTGTCCCGACGGAACGGGCGATGGGACTCCCGTCAGTGCACTGAACGCGGACGAGCGGTTCAAATTCATTGTGGTGACCAGCAAGCCGAAAAAGGGCAATCGCTGGGGATCTCCCCTGGGCCGCCGCGTATTCTGGCCAATCTGGTTCGAGTTGCAGGGCGCAAGGACCTGGCTGAAGTTCATGGAAAAAGGAACCGGGACGGTTATCGCGCGATATCCGACCGGATCGGACCTCAGGAAAAAAGATCAGGCACTCGAAGCGGCGCAGACGATCAACGAGGATGTGGCCTGCGCCGTTGCCGATGGCATGAACATTGAGATCCTCGAAAAAGCGCGGTCCGGATCCACCGACGTTTACATGAACTGGGTAAAGGAATATTGCCAGGCCATGATCAGCCGGCGCGTGCTGGGACAACTGGGAACCTCGGAGGGAATTGCCCATGGCGGAGGGCGCGCCGCCGTCGAGACATTGAAGATCGTTCAGCAGGAAAAGATGAAGAGCGATGCCAACATGGAAGAAGACTGGGTGAACGATCAACTCATCGCCACATTTATCTTAATGAATTTCGGTCCCAATATCCCGGGGCCGCGCTATCAGGTTGAGGTGCAGGAAAAGGCGGATCTGGCCGCGGCATCCGTCGTCAAGGCGCGCCTGCAGCAGATGGGGCTCCCGATCAGCGCAGCGGCCACTCGAAAACAGTTCGACGAGCCCGAACCGGTAAAGCCGGAAGATATATTGATGCCGATTCCCGGCACCCATCCGGCCGGCGGGACCGGGGGAGCTACGGGCGCTGACAATCCGATCCCCGCTGAATTTTCTGCTCCGACAACGGCGGTTCCAGGACGGACGGAAGAACATGGCCATGAAACCGGGACGGTTATCGCGAGTCTGGAGAACAAACAGGTGATTCCACTTTATCAGGAATTCGTGAGTGCTATTGAAACCGAAATAAGGAATTAGGAATGCAAAAGCAACTCAGGTTAAAAGGCCTCAACGATTGGAAACTCAAATTCTCGCGGAAATTTGGGCAGGCCATCGTTCTGTCGAATCTGCTAGGGCGCGCGCACGTCCGGGTCGAAGCGAAACTCGATGCCAATGTTCAGCCGAAGCCGTCGGACCAGGCGCTCTTCGCTGCCTTCGAACAGTCGCGAGAGGCCGGCGCGGCCGCCGGGGCCGTCCTTTTCCAGAATGTTCTCGGCAGCATCAACGTACCGCCGACTGCCGCCATCGAGACTTTGAGAAACAAGGTTCCCATGACGCAGGCCGCCTGGGAGCGGCTGAACGCGCAGGCGAGGCTTGGCGCCTGGTATATCGCCGGAGTCGAATCGGTAGACCTCATCGCGCGAGCCCAAAAGCTTTTGATCGAGGGCCTGGAGCAGGGACTAACGACCGACGAGATCATCAGAAACATTCGCGAGGCTTATGCCTCCTACGGTGTGACGCCGGACAATTCGAGTCACATCGACACCATGGTGCAGACGAATCTAATGCAGGCCTACAACGCGGGTCGCATCTCGCAAATGCTCGACCCGGCGGTCATGGCTGCATTGCCTTATTGGGTCTATCGAACCATGGGCGACAACCGCGTGCGGCCGGCCCATCGGGCATTACAGGGATTTATTGCGCGGGCCGACGATCCGTTCTGGAGAAAATATTATCCTCCCAACGGATTCAATTGCCGCTGCATGGTGGACGCCATCGGGAATGAGCATGCTCGAGAGGTTGCCGGAAATCAGAATTTCGCGGCGCCGGCTGCCGGACGGATCCCGTCAGTCAACGGGCAAACGGCCGTTCCGGATCAGGGCTTCGGCGGATGGCCCGGAGGTTTTTGGGAAAACCTGGTGACGACAGGAAAAATTTAAAATTAGGAATAAGACATGGACGATTTGATTGAAGCGGGATCCGGGAATGAAGGCGAGGACCAAAAGATCGACTGCGTCCAATGCCAGTACTATTTCACCTGGTGGGTGAAGGAGCGGGAATTTTACCGCGGAAAGGGCTTCGATCCGCCAAAACGGCGCCCGGTGTGCCGAAGATTTCGAAAAGCCGCCCGGGAGGGTCAAAATCGGCCAGGGAGAAATGGCCCTAATTCGCCATTAGAGGGCCAAGGCTGATTTCGGGGTACCTGGAGCACCTTCCAGCCCCACGGTGAGCTTTTAACATACTTTCTACGCTTTTTTACAATGGTTTGGAAGACCTCAGATGAAGAGAATGACACTTTTTCGGAAGTGAAGCACAAAAGAGGTCAAAAAAGGCATTTTGGAGGGCGGGATGGGACGAATTTTTGAGAAATTCGACGACGGCGCCTGGGTGGAGGTCTGGGCCCCGGGAAAATATCCCCAGGGATCCTACACGGAGAGTGATCTTCACGACATCGCGACCTCCTACAATCCGGAAAATATCCACGAGGCGAAAGTCAACGTCGACCATGGGGACAAATCGAAGGGGTTCGCCGTCGTCGCCGCTGTGAAAGAAGCTGCGGGAAAACTTTATGCCAAGTACGACAAGATCACCGACTCGCTGAAATATTTGAACCGCGACGGGATGCTGAACGGCTGGTCCATTGAACTCGATAAGCTGAAGGATTCGGGAAAATGGTATCTGACCGGGATCAGCGCGCTCATCAACAAACAACCGCAAGTGAAGGGACTGGCGCCCGCCATATTCGAGGAGGGCGTCGCGCTCGCCTATTTCTTTGACCTCGACCAACCGAACCAAAACAAGGAGGGATCCATGGACTTAGAAGGACTCAAGAAATGGTTTTCCGAACAATTGACCGCGCTGAGCGATCAGTTAAAGGAGTTGAAAGCAAAATTCACCAACAAGGCCGCCACGGACGAAGGGACCGTCAAATTCGAGGATCTCAGCAAAACGTTCACCTCCTCGATCGACAAGCTCCAGGCCGATTTCACGGCGAAATTCACGGATATGAGCGCCAAGATCGTCGAAGGCGAAACCGCCAAGGCGGAACTGGCAAAGCAAAAGAAAGATTCGCTGCTGGGTCAGATCAAGGCCTTTTGCGAAAAGTTGTCCGGCGACGGCAAGTTTCTTCCGGCCTTCGAAAAACGCGGCATGGTTGCCTTCATGGAACGCCTGGCTGAAGCCGACGAGAAGCAGACGGTGAAATTCTCCGATGCCAAAGGCGAAGAGAAAACCGTGGGCCTGCTCGATTGGTTCCAGGGCTTCATGAGCGATTTCAAGCCCATCATCAACTTCGCTGAAATTGTGACGCCCAAGATGCAGGGCTCCGGGATGCAGTTCGCGAAGGTTCAGTTCGACGAGCAGGTGACGAAGACCATGCAAACCGAAAAGCTCAACCGGGCTGCGGCCATCGCGAAAGTCATGAACACCCAGCCGGATCTTTATGAAAAGGCCAAGACGGGCGCCGCCGCGGCGAAATAGCTTCAGATCTCTGTTCCGCCGTGCGGGATGGAAGCATTTCAAACTTAAAACGCGCCCCGATTAGTTGGGGCAGACAGAAAGTGAGGAATCAAATGAGAGAAGGACCCATCACAGTTATGGAGGGAGAACCTCTCCACCATAAACTTTATCATTGCGTCTACCTCGACCCGACCACCGGCAAGGCACTGCTTGCCGGAGCGGGCGAAGGCACGCATGTCATCAACGACTACGCCGACGGTGCTTGCACACTGCCCATCGGGGGAGAAGCGGAGGTCAAGCTCGGGGCTGCTGTTGCGGCCGGGGCGCGTCTGGTCTCCGATTCCAATGGACATGCCATCGCCGGAGCGGGCGGTGAATCCATTGGCAAGGCGCTCGAAGCGGGTGATACCGACCAGGTGATCCACTACCAGGTTGAGGCGCAATCGGGAGCACCCTTGCTGGCGCTTGTTTCTGGCGCGGACCTCCGGACGAAACAGTATTACATCACCAAGTTCTCGGCCGGGAAACTGATCCTGGCGACGGCTGGAACCGGTTTTGCCGCCGTACAGAACGCCCCGAACACCGACGCGGCCGCCTTTGTGCCGGCGCCCTATGGGAAGGTGATCCTGGGCGAGACCCTGGTTGCTGGGGACCGCTTCACGGCGGATGCCTCCGGGAAGGCCGTGGCGGTGACCAACCACACGCACATCGAAAATACGGCCGAGGCCTATGCCAAGAACGCCACGACGGCCGCGGCCACCGTGGTCGAGTCTCCGGGGATCTTGGTGGAAGGCGGCGACGCGAACGACGTGGTGGCCTATTTCGCCGCGCCCGCTCGCATCTAGCCGAAGCGGTTGCCATTGAACTATTGAACGCGCCGCTGGAATATCGAACGGCGGCGCGATGAATCCAAACGAACGATTTCCAAGGAGGGAATGATGCCATTACAAGATTTTGTGAAAAACGTAATCCTCTCGGATTTCTCGGTGGCCTACCAGCCGCCGGCTACCGTGGGGCAATTCCTGTTTCCATCCGTGCCGGATTGCGCGATGGCCGGGATCTACCCCAAATGGGGCCGAGAAGCATTTCGGATCCTCAAGGATGAACGCGCGCTTTCGAGCGAACCCATCCTGGTGCAACAGGCTCCGACCTGGGGCGAATACCGCACCAAGGAATATTCGCGCAAAACCGCCATCGACAAGCGGCTCACCAAAGCCGGTGTGATCGGTCCGTCATTGTTGCAGGGCGGGACAATCCTCGTCACGACCGGTCACGAGATGTCGAAGGAAAAGCGCATCGTCGACCTGGTGAACAATAAGAACGTGATGCTGCAGAACAGCTCTCCCACGTCGACGGATGCATGGGATACCTCTACGGCGGACATCCTCGGGCAGTGGCAGGATGCACAGGAGGAGATCAGCCTCGCGGCCATGGTGGCGCCCAATATCGCCGTCATTCCCCTGCATGTTCGCAACATCATCCGGAAGAGCTCTCAAATCCGGGCCGAGTTTCCGACCTTCAATGGCCTGATCACCGACGCCATGTTGGCCGAGATTCTCGAAGTGGACCAAATCGTCGTGCCGCGGGTGATGTACGTAACGTCGCCCAAAGGCAGGACCGAGGTGGTGGCGCCATTGTGGGGAGAGAGCGTGTTGCTCGCTTACGTGGATCCCAATCCGGGAATCATGACCATCTCCCTGGGCTACCAGATGATCAATGAACCGCGAACGATCTATACGCGGTACAACGACGACATCAAGTCCTGGGAAATCATGGTCGAGGCTGACCAGGCTGAGGAATTGGTGGCAGCGCAGTGCGCCCATCTCTTCTCTGACGTGCTAACTCCTCCGGGATCTTAGACCGCCGGAAGGCAGGAGATCCGGGATATCCGCTCTTTAGGCATCCCGGAAACTTCTCGACATGACCATGGCCTGATAGCCCAGGCGCGTTCTTACACCTGGGCCGCCAGGGCAGGAGTGATTTATGCCCTACGCTACCCAAGATGACCTTCTCCATCGGGTCACAGCCGCTCAACTCGAGCAGCTCACGGATCCGGATGGGACGAATGGCGAGACCGATGATGACCGCGTCACCGAGGTGATTCGAGACGCCACGGGATTGATCGATAGCTACGCCTCGACGCGCTACTCGATTCCCCTGGCTGAGACTGACCAGGTGAAGCGCATGGCAATGGACCTGGCGCTTTATTTTTTGAACTATCCGCCGAATTCCGATGAGCGGGAGAAGAAATACGATCGCAATCTCTCGCTCCTGAAAGACGTTTCGGCCGGAAAGGCCACGCTCGACGGCCAGGCCTCCGGCGCCGCAACGGAGCAGGCTGGATCCTCAGGCGGCCCGATGCGGGATGACCGAGAACGATTCTCGGATGATAAGAAGTTGCGCGACTTCTAAGGCGCCGGGTGCCAGAAAACCCTGACACCTGGCATCCGATACCTGACAGCTGGATTTGATATGCCTGGATTCACATTCTCGATCCGCAGTGAGGACGTCGACCGACGCCTGGGATTAATGTCGGCGAAGATTCAGAACAAGACTGACGTCCTAAAGATCATCGGAAACGTGGGGGTCGAGGAATCGCATACGATTTTTGAAGAAGGCGGGTCGCCTGCTGGGATCTGGAAGCCGTCTTTGAGAGCAACGATCCAAGGCGGGAAAACCCTGATGGACAAGGGGCGGCTGCGAGGGTCGATCGGTTTTGAGATCGTGAGCGCAACGGGCGTTGCGATCGGGACTAATTTGAAATACGCCAAGACCCATCAGTTTGGGATGGTTATTAAGGCCAAAGCTGGCGGATACCTCAGATTCAAGCTGGCCGGGGGAGGAGTCACTTGGTGGTCATCGCCGGAACAATTGGCGAGAGGAATGGTAAGCCCCTGGCGCATGGTGAAACAGGTGACCATACCGGCGCGGCCATTCCTGGCGTGGACCGATCGGGCCATGGAAAACGCCAACCGAGGGATCACGGATTATTTCATGCTGGATCGGTAATCCCTGGCGGCAGGAACGGACGGAATGATAACTCTAATCGAAATCGAAGACGCCATCATTCAAATCCTCCAGGATGCCGGGGACCTGGAAGCCGTCAGCGACACGAGCATCACCACCTATGGCGATTCCCTCAATGTCGCCCTGGAAGATTATCTCAAGGCCCAGCTGGCGCGGTTTCCGCTGATCCTGGTGGTCTTCGGCGGCGTGCAGTCGGTCCAGGAGCACGATATCGATGGCGTCAATTACCAGGAAACCCAGAATTGGGGGGTTCTCGTGGCCGATCGCAACCTTGGGAGCGAACAGTTCGCGCGCCGCGGGCAGGAGGAACACGGAACCACCGGAACCTATGCCCTGCAGGAGATGGTTCGCGACCTTTTGCACAACGCCTCACTCGGCGACGAGAACGAGATCCACAAGATGAAATTCCGGTCCTCAAACGAAGTCATGAATGCCAACGGGGTGAGCGCCTATGCGCTCACATTCCAGGTCGAGGTGGAACGAACCTCGGCAAATTAAGGAGAAAACCATGTCCAACGATTTTCAAAGATCCGAAACCCTCAAGGTAGCCTTGGCGATCGCGAAGGAAACCGATTTTCTGACCCCGCTTCTTGACGCGGCTATCGGCGTGGTGCTGCCCTTCAATGGGTTCGGCGTCGCGCCCCTGAAGCGCGAGATTGAAGACGACAGTAAATTCTTCGGAAAGGGCCACGGCGATCCCACCGAGATCCGCCCGATGGGCGATCAATGGGGCGCCAGCCGCACTTATCGCGCCTCCGACAAATCGCTGGCGCTGCTCCTGCCGCTCCTGTTGGGGAATGTGGTGACCTACACGCCCACCATAGCCACGACCGCCCGGCGCCATATCGTGAAATTCTGGGATCCCATCGGGGGAAGCAACGAGGCGCTCTCCACCTCCTGGATCGAGGCTTACGCCGACACGCAGAAGAAGATCTCCGGCGTCGTCATCAGTCAGGTGCAATTGAACGCCGCCAAGAAATACCAGGTCGATCTGGTCACGCAATACTTGGCGCGGCTGGCCGTGGACAACGTCGCGGTGCTCCCGGCGGTTTTTTCAACTGCCAAGTTTCTGCGGCTCGAAAAAATCGAGCTGGGCACCTTTGCAACCCTCGTCGACGTTTCCAAGAAGGTTACGAACGTCGCGATCACTTTCAACCAGAACCCACAGCTCATGTTCACCCCCGGCGCGCCCACCGGTCAGGAGTATTACGCCAATGTCGCCCTGATCGGCTCGCAGACTGCTACGCTCGACCTCACCCTGGCCTACGCCAATGCCCTCGCGGATTACACGGTGGACGGGACGGAATTGCGATGCCGCATCACCTTCAAAGGAGCGACGATCGAAACGAATTTCGACGTGGAGATGATCGTCGATTTCCCGCGCATGGTAGTCGACAATGACGCCGTGAGCGACAATAATTCCACGCTCAGCCTGGCGTTGAAATTCAGCGAGAAGACCGTCCTGCGACATGAGACGACCATCGCCTCCGGCACGGCCACGAGCGGCACTACCTCGTCGCTCACGAAAACCGCCGAAACGTTTGTGACCAAGGGCGTCAAGGAAGGCGCTCTGATCACCATGAACACCGGGGCTGAAGGAGCCCTGGAAACCCGCACCATCATCGAGGACTCGCTCGCCGAGACGACGGTGCATTTCACGCCGGTAGCCACCAACGCGGTCACCAGCACCACGACTTTTTCCGTCACCCAGGGCTCGAAAGTGGTCGTGACGCTCCAGAACGCCGAGACGGTGTTGCCGCGTCAATAAAGCCTCGCGAGCCACGCGCCTCCATTACATCCTCCATGGTCAGACATGCCGTGGAGGCATGGCGGGTAGAGAAATTTAAACGCACCTTACAAACCCAAAGGAAAAGCACATGACCGAAGAAACCAATATACCAGCAAGCAACGTTGTCAGCATCGACTCGACAGGGCCCGCAACCACCCCGGCAGGCCTGTTTGAATGCCGCCCCGAGGAAGAATATGTGGTGATGATTCCTGAACGTGCGCGAGGATCGATCCGCGTCGTCCACGTCTTTTCGCATATCACCTCCAAAGAATGGATCGCACTCGATCATAGCAACGTGCTCATCATGCGGCAAATCAGCGACGATTTGAACGAACTCGAAACCGGTGCCTTTGAGCAGGCGATCGCGCTCTATGATCTGCACATTCAGCGCGTCGAGATCTGGATCCCGAAGGACGCCGGATGGGTCGCCTCAGGTAAGGAAATGCCGGAGGAAAATGTCAGTTCGCTCGAAAAATTCAAGACCATTAACGCGCTCACGCGAGTCGAAAAAAGCGAATATGCGCGGACCTTCTCTCCTGACAGTTTTCTGGCCTCGGCAGGTTCCTCGGAGATTTGGCTCCGGGCCATCCAGAATGACCACTGGGTTTTGCTCGGCCACCAATTCCGTAAGCGGACCACCGAGGAGGAAAAACGATTCAAGAGATTGACTTCGCGAATTCAGTCGGTCCGCGGTGCGCGCAAAAACACCAGTCGGTTCCCCTCGGATCTGGGCGGCGAAACGGAGCTTTATGACGAGGTTTTCGAGGCCTCGACCGGCTACATCGACCAAGGTATGCCGATCACCTCGCCTGCGGAAATTCCGCCCTATCACAAAAGGCTGGCGCTTCGGGAACTATTCCAAGGGGATTCGGTGGACGCGGGGGAAGAATAACGCTCCGGGAAACGGCTCGGAGCGGTGACGAAGAGGTCCCGGACGAGGAGCGGTATTCATTTCGGGCGGCCATACGGAAATTGCTTCTGGCATCCGAAAATGCTCGCCGCAATGAGGCCCAGCAGGAAACCCTCCCGGGGCGGGTGAATGTTAAAGACTTCTGCCCCGGGATCGGGCGGTGCATCGAGACGGCGCTCGATCCGAGCGCCTGTGAGGGATGCAGCGAGCGCCGCTACCAGGTTTATTCGGAGGCGCCAACCGAGCGCTGGAACAATGCGGTTTCGCTGACGCTGTGGCTCGACGCGAAGTTCATGGCGGGTTGGCGGCCGAGCGATTTAAACGCACTCTCGCCGGAAGAGTGGGAAATGCGCGAGATCTTGGTCATCGAACGCAATTGGATGGAACGCCAGGTCATGGATCGAGAACGGCAGAAAATGAAAAAGCCATCTGATTTGTAAAGGGAAAATATGAGTCTCGACGCAACCAAGAATTTTGCGAAAGTCACCGTCAGCACGGGCTACGGCTCAGGCGATATATCGATTGTTCTGGCGACAGGCGCGGGCGCAAAATTGCCGCAACCATCAACAGATGGCGCATTCAATCTCGTCTGGTGGGATTCGGCCTCTTATGGCGACCCGTCGGATGATCCAAACGTTGAAATTGTGCGGGTGACGGCTCGGACGACCGACACCCTGACCGTGATACGCGGACAGGAAGCAACCCCCGCCTCGAACAAGAATACATCCGCCCATACCTACCTCATGATCCTGGGTGCGACCGCGAAGATGTTCACCGACATTCAATCGGCATTAGCGAGCGCCGGGGCGATCTCATCGGTCTCGAATACCGACGGGACGTTGACCATCAACCCCACGACGGGCGCCGTGGTGGCTTCTCTTGCCCTTGGGCATGCGAATACGTGGACAGGGGCGCAGACGTTCGGTGACGCGCTTCTAATCGCCACGACGCCTAAGTTCACGACCGGGATCAAGGACGCCAACGGAAATATCATCATTGGATTCACGGCGACGGGTTCAGCGGTGGATTACCTTTTGATCGCGAATGCGGCCACGGCCAATCCCTCAATGGTTATTTTGAGCGCTGCGGGAGCAAGTACCAACATTAGCCTTCAACTCCTTCCGAAGGGATCGGGGGTCATCTGGCTAGGGCCGACAAGCGACAATAATTATTTCGACCGGAACCAATCCAATTATTTGAAGATTTATGGTGGCAATCATGCTTTCATAATAAGCGCCTGGGGTCAAATGGTTCCGCTTCGCATGTTTTTTGGGCCAGATTTTTATTCTCCATGTATTGAAATGAAAACTTCAACCGCCACTTCTTCCGACAATATTTCAAATCACCTCAGCGTCGTGAGGCACCTCTACATCGAGGCTCAAAAGGGAGAAACCAGCGATTCCTCAATCGATGATGCGGGTAATATTGGGGTAAATCTCGGGGATGGAAGACCCGCAGCTAGCGGAACCAACAATGGTGGCCCAGCCTCCAATTTTGAAATTTTATTTGCTGTGGGGGGAGCAGGTGTCGGTAGTGGGACAAAAGGGACCGATAGTGCTGTTAACTATGTAGAGAAGGCTCATGGGGCACGATCAAACTTCCAAGCGGTTTCAATCCTCTTGGCCTCTTCTGCTGGTGGAACGCTCACAGCAACAAACCTGATTCCTGCGGGCTCCACTGTGCTCAGTTGCACAAGCCGAGTGACTACAGCTTTTGGAACCTCCAATGGCCTGACCTCGATCAGCATCGGGGATGGAACGATAGCAAATCTGTTCTCCAACAATTCAGCTATTACTTTGGCTTCTGTGACCAATTCTACGAACTACCTGAGCACGTTTGCGCCGAAATTCTACCCGGCGGCAACCTCCATTATGATCACCGGCAACGGTGGAACGGGCTTCGATGCAACGGGAGCAATCAGAATCACGCTCTGGTACTTTAACGACAGCCCTCCGACGAGTTAGAGGAAGGAAGAAAACCGATGTCTCTTCAAATTACGAAAACGCTGGGAACGGGAGCGACCGTCACCTATTGGAAGATCATCGCATATCACTACGATGGCAAGAACACCATCGCCAACGTCGCCGGGTGGCTCAGCAAAGACCTCTGCGATGGCGGGGCCGAACCTGCATTGGTGGTGGATTCTATTTTCCCAGTCGAAACTCCCGCATCACCCGAAGACGGAGGCGTGAAATTGGGAGGAGGCCTGCGATTGGAGGGCGGGGAGCTGGGCGGTGAAGACCTTATGGCCGTCGGACCCGCCGCATTCAAACCCTTGCTGACGGCCGACAATGAAGGACAGTCGGCCCTCGATGTGATCATGAATTCGCTTGAGGCTCAGGTTTTGACGGACCCATATTTCGACGGCGCCATCGCGGTCGAATAGATCATCTTGCAGTGGCCCAGCACAAATAAAAAAGGGGAGGCCCACATGGCTAAAAGTAAAAAGGTAATCTCGATCGCGAATGCGGCGGTTCGGGAACCCGCCAAAGTCATTGAATTGACCGAAGAAGAAAAGACCGAGCTTCGGGGCAATTTGGGCGTCGAGCATGTGAAACGACTGGAACTGGATCTGATTATGGAGCAGCGGAACTCGCTCCTCTGGAAGTTTCGCATGAACCATTCGGCCAGCGAGGCCGGATGGGATCTCAAACTGGACGAGAAGGGCAATTTTTGGTTGGAAGAGAAACCAAATTGCCCCACTCCACCCAATTCATAAGGAATAGGTATGGCTTCTTCCATTTTAGGCGGCGGTACTTTAGGAAGCGCACCCCTGGGCGGTAGCCTCGGTGGTATCCCCGTCTCGCAGACCTTTGTCGGCAACCAGGAAAGCTTGTTGCGATTGCTGCTCGCCAGAATCCCGAATCAGGAAACTGGGTTTGGCTTGGCATCGGCGCGAGTCATGAATTATGGATCAAATCTCGGTCTTGCCAGCCCCCGCACAAAGAATTATGAGACCAAGTTCGGCTTGCTTCAAGGCCGGATGACAAACCAAGAGGCCACGATGGCGATCGCCGTTTCCCGGCTGGTCCATGACGAATGGATTTTCGCCTTGAAACAAACTTGGCAGACGGCGATGGAATATCTTCTGGGCGTTCCGAAGACCACGCCTTCGACGCAGGAAAATCTGTTGAATCTTGCGAAGGTGGAAATCCTAAGCCATGAAAATCTTTTGGGTCTACTGGAAGGACTTTTATTTAACCAGGAGGCACGCGGGGTTTCGGTTTCCCTTCGGATTTTATCGCAGGAAGCAAAGTTCTCGTTGGTTTCCGACAGCGCTGAGACCATGGAATATTTGCACTCGATCAACGCCGGCAAGTTGTCGCTTCAGGAATGGATGCTTGGGCTCAACCGGCTCACGGTGATCTGGAAAGAGGCCAAGGGCCAGGTTTATTCATCCAATTTTATCCACCAGGAGGCCAAGGGTTGGGTTATTCAGAAAACGATTGTTTCCTATGAGGCGATGCTGGATCTGTTGGTCTCGATGCTATTTCTGAAGGCTTCGTTTGTGATCTCGGCGACAGCCACCGGGGAATTTGTGCTGAACGTTTATCTGAAGGAAGATTTTTCTTAATCGGCAAGCGAAAGGAATTGAACAAAAGGAGAAACATATGAGCATTGCAGCCACAGATCTCAAGGCATACCAAGCGGCCAGCATGCCGGAAGATGATGCCTCCGCGGCGGGCGGCGCTATCGCGACAACCGGCAAGGTGGAACTTACCGACATTTCCGTAGTCGATACCGTGACCTATGTTTCGGACGGTGCGGACACGCGGAATTGCACCGTGACGGGCCGGGATGCCTCCGGTGGGATCGTTACCGAAACCAAGGCGCTCAATGGGGCAACCCCGATCGTCGGCTCGCGGTCCTTCGAGCGCATCCTGAAAGTCGTTCTGGCTTCCGGGGATGCATCGAGGACGGTGACGATCACAAAAACCGCAGGAGGCGCGACCATCTGCACGCTGGAGCCGAACATCACCAGCACCCGGCGACTCTTCTACGACTCGTCCAGTGCAACCACCGGAGCGAAAGTGCGCTATGAGAAGTTCTTCTACAAGAACACTCATGGCGAGCTCCAATTGAATGGTGCCCTGGTAACATTGACCGCCGACGCCAGCGCCAAGATCAACATCGGGTTGGCGACAAGCAAGGGCGACACCGGGAGCCTCGCCAACCGCCTGGCGGCACCCGATGGCGTTTCATTCTCCGGGGTCGGCATAGCGCTCACCATTCCCACCGCGGCCTTGGCGGCCGGTGAAACGATCGGCGTTTGGGTGCAGCAATCCCTGGCGCAGAACGATGCGGCATTAAAAGGCGTGTTCACGACGCAGATCAGCGGCACTTCGACCTGATCGTGTTGGTTTGAACTGGAAAATAGTAAGAAAATGGACATCTCTCAAATTACCTATTCCTGCCAATTGTGCGGCGCTGACATTACGGCGATCGTGGAAGCGGTACCTTGGGACGCAGAAGTTCATGGGATCGAATGCCCGAACAAGGAATGCCCAATGACGTCAACGATTCAAAGATTTCCGGAAAAAGCCGCGACCGATTAAGGGATGAAGGAGACTTGTGGTGATTCCAACGCTGGTGGCTGGTGATATAGGAACAATCCTCATCGTGACGTGCATCAATGAGGTCACGCAGTTGCCCCTTGATCTGGCAGACGCGACCGCCAAGCTTCGTTTCAAAATTGCAAACGGCAGCGCCATCGAACGCACGGCAACCGTGCTGTCTCCAACGACGTCCGGAAAAGTTCAATACCAATTCACGTCAGGGGATTTGACCAAGGGACGGCTCCGGGGAGAAATTCGAATCAGCAAATCCGGCTTCCTTTTAACCCAATCCGAATTGTTTTTCATAAATGTTCGCGACCCGCTTACCTGAAGATGAAGGCTGATCGCAGCAAAAGCGCCACCGCGGTGGCGCATTCCAAATAAAATGGGCAATAATAGCACAGTACAAATCGTCATCGATGTCAGCGCCGGCCAATCGACCCAGGCGATCGAGGCGGTCCGCGGCTCTCTCGCCAATATGGGCGTTCAGGCCGACGTCTCTTCGAAGCAAAGTATTGCCGGTAGCGAAGGGATGCTCTCGTCGTTCGGCAGGGTTCGAGATATTCTCGGCGCCATTGGGATCACGATTGGATTGACGCAGTTGGTCAGTTTTCTCCGAGATTCCGTTTCAATGGCGCTCGAATATGAAAAAGCCTGGGACGAGGTCCGGATCATCACCAATTTGAATGATCAGCAAATCGGTGCGCTGGCCGCCCAAATTGGCAATCTCAATCCCCTTCTTGGTACCTCTACCCAACTCGCCAAGGGTCTCTTCGACACACTCAAGGCCGGAGTTGAGCCCGCCCAATCGATCGATTATGTCACCACGGCCGCAAAGCTTGCCAAAGTGACTTTTAGTGATCTAGGCACCGCCGTCGATATCGTGACCGGCATCCAAAAACAATACAATTTGCCCGCCTCGGAGGCTGTTCGCATCTCCGACGAGTTGTTCACGGTCTGGAAACAAAGCAAGGGCGACCTGGCCGATTTCGGAGGACGACTGGGTCTCATCATCAGCCAGGCTGCCGGGGTCCATATCAGTCTCGAGGATGTTCTCGCCTCTTATTTGGTCTTGAAAGAAAATTTTGGAACCTCGAAGGCGGCCCTTGCGCCCCTCGGCGAGGTCATCGATTTGATCTCCAATCAGGGCGGAATTCTAACGACCAAAATGCACGCCGTCGGTGTGGAATTCGACACCACGCAATTTCACGGCAAGGACCTTCAGGAATGTCTGCGCATCCTGGTGGATTATCTTCAGAAAAACGGCATTGGACTCGACCAGGTGGTCGGTTCGGGCAGGAATATGGCCGCCGTCCTAAAATTGACCACGGATACATCCGGCGAATTGGCTCAGAAATTGGACGATTTGAAAAGTTCAGCCGGCGCGGTCGACGAAAAGTTCGGTCAGTTATCCCAAACGGTCGGCGAGCGCGTCACTGCGGCATGGAATTCATTCAAAGACAACATGGCGGCCGTGGGCGTGGCTTTTGTCAAATTCGGCGACGCTGCCTTGGCCAGCGTCGAGATCCTCGATCATTGGTTCCAAGCCATCGCGGGCAGTCAGATTCCGTTAACACAGGACAGGATCGCCATCCTTGAGTACGCCGCAACGCTCAGTGATTCCACCACCGTGACAACCGCTTTGGCTAAGGAAAAAGACAAACTGATCACACTGCTGACCATGGAGGCCCTCAAGAATAAGGAAACCGCCGACGCGCAGGCCAAATCTAACCTTGAGGTAGATAAAGCGGTGGCATCTGCGGATGCATTCATACTACAGAATGACCAATTAACCCAAGCCGTGATGAAACAAAATCCGGCCATTGAACTGGCATATCTCAACTATCAGAATAGCGAAAAGGCGATGAAGGGATGGACGGCGGCCGCCACTGATAATGCGAATGCCCACAAGACGACCGCGGCGGAAATCGCGAAAGCCGAAGCGGCGCAAAAGAAACTCATTGAGACCACCCAGGCCTACCAGAAAGAGATTCTGGATCTGCAACAGGTCCAGGCGAAGGCCGAGGCCGACCAAGAGGGCGAGATCGAGAAAATTTGGGCGGCAATTCAGGCGGAAATGCAGAAAGAGGTCCAGACCTCGAATGACCTTGTCGCTACTCACAAATTCACCGCCGACCAACGCACCAAAATTCAGACGGAATTGATGGCTACTTTGGTTTCTTTGGATCAGGACCGGCAGCACAAAATCGAGGTCATCCTGGCTAAAGATCTATCGGATTTGGAGGAAAACCGCATCAAGATGCTTGAGGCGTTTTCCAAAACCGCCCAGCAGATGGCCGATGAAGATATTAAGCAGGTGGAGCGAACGGCTGAGGCCCGCAGCCACGATTTTGCTGGCATCTTGAAAGATTTCAATCAATACGCCGCCGAAGCCGCGGACATTGGAAAATCGTCCGCCGATCAACAGATTGCGCAAACGGAGCGCTGGTACCAGGGCGAGATCACTCGATTGGAGGACCTGAAAAAACAATATCCCAAATACGCCTCCCTGATCAATGCCACCGAAGTGAATGTGGGCCTCGTCCATGACGAGCGGATCCGCAAGGCCAAGGAAGCGGATCTGGGATTCCTGGTATGGTCGGCAGCGCAATGGAAAGATTGGTTTGGGGATCTGGTCGCCCGTTCCAACACCTTCGGGGAATTCTTCTCGAATTTCTGGGACGATATGCTCACCATGCTGAAGAAAATCATCGCCCGCATGGTGATTGAATGGATCTACGGGCTTTTGGGGATGCAATCGGCCTCGTCGTCGATCAATGTCGCGGGCGGCATCGCCGGATCGGCCAGTGCGGCTGGGGGTCTATCAGGTTTGCTTAGCGGCGGTCTGTCAGGTTTGCTTTCCGGTCCGGGAGGCTTGTTGGCTGGTTTGGGACTTATTGGCGCCGGGAGCGCGGTCGGGAGCAGTGGTCCCGGAACTGGGGCCATAAGCGGCGCACTGACCGGGGCGGGAATTACCATTGGGCTGAATTCGCTTTTGACCGCGATCGGCGTTGGGATCGCCGGTCCCATCGGGATAGCCATTCTGGGCGTTAGCACCTTGATTGGTGCGATTTCGGGGATGTTTACTCGCGGCACCGTTCGGACTGCGGCGGCCACCTCCGAGCAGGACCTGACGAATCAGGTTGGCGCCGTCCTCGATCAATTTCACGCCGGGAGTATTACGGCCGCCGTGGCGCAATCGCAGGTCGAAGCGCTTTGGGAGGCCTTCGAGAAGGCCTTTGCCAATGGCAACAAATATCAGCAGGCGGCCATAGCACATGTAGGGCCTCTGATCCAGCAGGTCCTGGCGGACCTCGCTACTGAGGTCACCAAGGCTTCGGCCGCGGATTCGATCAAGAGCCTCCAGGACCAGATGACTACACTCGACGCCGCCTACGATACGACCAAGCAGCATATCGTGGATTTGAAGACGGAATTTGATTCTAACAACGCCACGTTGAGTTCCGCCACCTATTGGCAGGGCCGATACAATGATTTGATTAAGGATGCCGCCGATGCGCTCTCCAGTGCCACGGCCACGGTTGAGGGGATTACGGGCGATATTGCTTCTCTCCAACTCCAGATCCAGCGCGATCAATTGCAGGCCGCCATCGATAACGCCACAACCGACGATCAGCGGGCGGCCGCCCAAGCCGCCATGGATGCCTTCGAACACCAGCAAACGGTGGACGAGGCGGCGGCTCGCGTCGTCTTGCTCGCCCAGAAACAGCAGGATTTGATCTTAGCCCAAGCAGCCGAGGCGCAGGCCCAGATCGATTTTGCGGCGGCGCAGGTGCGAGCCGCGGCCGAGGTCGAGCAAGAAAAGGTGCTGCTCCTGGCGCGCCAGGAAGCGATCATCCAGGAAACGGCGCTCACGTATCAGCAACTCGAAGCTATTGACCAGCAACGAATCGCCATATTGGAACTCGTCGCATCGCTTGCGCAAGTTATTGGTGATACCGACCTCATGGCGGCCACCGAGACGCAACTTGCCGATGCGCGGGCCCGGATGGATCAGACCATGCTCGATGGGGCGGCCGCCCTGGCGGATATGTTCGCACAACTGCAGGTCCTGGCCACCCAACTCGGTTTGACGCTGACCCTGACCGGGCCGCCGGAGATCAATCCGGGAGGCACCCCCACGCCCAGCTTTGCGCAGGCGCCCGGCGCAGGAAATAGCGGTACCACGCCGGCGGTGGTGATTAATGTCATCGTTCCTGTCACGGCGATTGACTCGCAGGGTGTCGCGGATTTTGTGAACGGCAAAGCATTCCAGAATAGCCTGAGTGCTGCCATTGCGAATAACACGAAGATTGTTCAAACGCTGAGGAAGAAGCTCTAATGAAGCCGCGCTACATTTACCCCAACCTTCTGGCCGGCGCCGCGGTGGCGCTAACGCCATCGAGCGAAGATGCTGCCTACCCGAAGGCGAATCTTTTTTGCGAGCGCCAGGGAAAGCCCTTTCAGTTTACCGGGCACGCCGATGAGAACGTGGTCATTGATCTGGGATCCGCCCAAAGCATCACCGCCATTGCCATTTTGAACCACAATTTCACCGCCAACGCCACCATCACACTCCAGGCGAATTCCGCGAGCTCCTGGAGCTCGCCGCCCTTGAGCCAGGTCATCCCATGGGCCGAGGGCGCCATCGGCGCATTCTGCAATGCCTCTTATCGATATTGGAGACTGCGCATTCAGGATTCGAATAACGCTTGGAGACTACGGACCGGTGAATTGGTCCTCGGCGTTTATGGCCAACTTCCCTTCTATCTCTACCAGTCGCCTTTTACGGATGATGATTTAGTGATGCAGCACTCGACGGATTATGGCCAATCCTGGGTTTACCAGCTCGCCGCGCAGCGCTCCTGGCAATTGGGATTGTCGGGGGTGACGGATACCGTGCGCGCGGCCATTATCGCGCTGAAGCGGGCCCTTGGAGGACCGGCTCATCCGTTTGTTTTTTGGACCGACGGCGCTTCAGACGGCCCCTATTTCGTTCGGATGAAGGAAACCCTCCAGACGAAGGGCACCTTTTTTAATTCAAATGAGCTACAGCTCGAATTGACCGAGGATCCCATTGGAATTGGTTTTGGAGTTTCCTTATAGACCGCAATGACCTTTGAAGATTTCGCCAAAAAATATACCTCCCGGCCGATCGTTTTGCTGGAAATCGATTTTGATTCGGGCATTCGTCGCTATGCCTCCATCGATGTGGCGGGTGCCGATTTCTATTCCGGAAAGGTGCTCTCCTTTGGTTCCGCGACTCGCGCCATGGGGCGCGAGACCGGCGAATATGAGATCTCCAACGTCACGACCACATTATCAAATCTCGATCTGGAATTCTCGCGCCTACTGGCCACCGAGCCGATCCGCAATCGTGACGTCCGCTATAAGGTGGGATTCGTCGGTCTCGCACTGGAGGGTTTTCGGACCGTAATGCCCGGGATCATTGATGATTACCAGATCTCCGGGGATTCATTCATCATCACGGTCCGGGATGCGTCCTCGGCCTATTTTGACCAGATGCCGCCAGCCGTGGTGCAAAAGACGGATTTCCCCAATTGCGACCAATCCTCGGAAGGCAACGCGATTCCGATCATCTTTGGCGAGGTCACTTCAGTCGGCGGCCTTGGGGGCGGCGCCATGCCGGCGCTCTATGTCGACACGACCGCTTTCAAATACCTCATTGCCGGCCATCCCGTGCTGTCTGTTGACGCCGTTTATGCCGATGGGGTCCCAGTGTCCATTCCTACTATTTCGGGGGATTCCCTCGGCACGTATCTTACCTTTGGTACCGATCAGGGCACCTCCAAGATCACCTGGGACGGGCAAGGCTTGCCATATGCCTGTATCCACCACACCGGGACATATCCTGGGACGGGAGATGCTTCGTCTTACTGTCGTTTTTTAGACCAGACCTATGAGATCGCCAGCGGAGATCATCTGGAATATGATATTTTCATTGATCCGCGCAATTCCAATTCCAAATACACGCTCGATTTCCGCATGGACGACGGTTCTTGGTTTTCAGACACGCCAATTGAGGATGAGGATGGCTTCGGGCTATTGCTCGATTCCTCTTCGCCCGCTTTCGGGCTTTGGTACCACCGAATTATCAATTTAAGTTCACTCGCCGGGAAGACAATCTCCAACTGGTGGTCCGCGCATCAAGGGACCGCCGCTGGCGATTACCGCATTAAGGTGGCGAATGCTAGAATCACCAACGGGGCCACCCTGAAGACCACAATCTATGATTCCGGTCCCATCACCGTGACGCAGGAAAGTGGCGGCTACACGGACATCATCTGCGCGGCAGGTGACCTCATCACGAATGCGGTCGATTGTTTCGAACAATTCCTGCTCATGATTCCAAATTTCTCCTCCGCTAAGATCAATTATGTGAGCTTTTGCGCCGCCTGCGCGATATGCGCCGCTCGCAGTTATGTTTTTTCAAATGGTCTTTTTGAAAAGCTGGATGTTCATGATTGGATCAGCAGGCTGGTTGGATCCTTCGATGCCGCATTCTTTGTTGACCACGAGGGGCTATTTTCACTGTCGATTTCCGATCCCGGAAATACCGCCAACCAGGTCGCGGTTTTCTCCGATATGGATGATATTTTGAAGAGCAGTCTGGTGATCTCGCCACGGTTCACCGACCTGACCAACCGAATCGGATACCGATACGGGTACCGCCCCTCCAAGGGCGATTGGACCCATTCCGATGAAGCAAAATCCTCGGCATCGATCGCCTCGCTGTTGCGAGAATACAGCAGCGAAGTCGATCTTTGGTTCATCTCCGACGCCGCCGCTGCCATGGATCTGATCACGCGAAAATTGAACCGCCTCCGGGACGGCTCCTTCGACGTAGTTCTGAAAGAACCTCTCTACGCTCTGATCGTCGATCTGGCCGACAAAATTGGAGTCAGCCATCGGTTCGGTCCCAACGCCGCTGGGTCAGGATGGAAAGCGCGAGATTTCTACGTTGACCGGATATTGCTCGACCTCGATCAAAAGTCGGTCGAGATCGAGGCCACCGATCTCCAGGCTTCCGATATTCCAATTGCCTTCGCCTTCACCGATGTCGTCGTCGGCACGCTGGCCACCGTGATCACCTCCGATCCCATCATCGTGACCGGAGTCAATGTTCCCATTGCTATTTCGATCACTGGCGGGGAATATCAGGTCGGCGGTGGCGCCTGGAAATCTGACGGCGGCATGGTTGAAAACGGCCAAGCGGTCCGGGTCCGAATAACTTCGGCCAGCGAATTTTCAACGCACGTCTCCTGTACGCTGACGATCGGCGGGGTGAGTGATGATTTTGACGTCACCACCGAGGCGATGGACAACAGCCCCGATGCATTTGACCTTGGCGATATAACGGATTCCGGGCGCTCTGTGCTCAATGAATCCAACACGGTCCATGTTTCCGGCATAAACACTGCGATCGCCATCTCGATCAGCGGTGGCGGAGGGCAATATAGAAAGAATGGCGGCGGGTGGACCAGCGCTGCTGGAACGGTCGTGAATGGCGATTCGGTTGAGGTTATTTTAACCTCATCCCCCGATTGGGACGAGATGGTTTCTACCACCCTCAATATCGGCGGGGTCACGGACGCATTCACGGTTATGACCCATCTCGATACGACTCCGGACGATTTCTATTTTGATTACCAAGATGGCGTTCAATTCCACAGCACCATCTATTCCAACGTGGTTTTGATTGAAGGCATTAATTCGCCCGCCGCGGTCACGATCGTCGGTGGAGAATATTCCATCGATGTGGGCGGCTTCACGAGCGATCCCGGAGTGATCAATAATTCCCTTAGTCTGCGATTGGCCTTGGTTTCCGCGAGCAATCCTGACCACGAGACCTCCTGCACGGTCACCGTCGGAGGCGTCGAATCGACCTTCACGGTTCGGACCATCGCCGGTTAATTTTGGTCCCCGCGGATTGGCCATTTTTGGGGGGGTGGAAAATGCGGAAAATAAGTCAGAACTCGGTCCGATTTGGGGTAACTCTCAGGCGGTGACATTTTTTGTCATTTTGGCATTTTCCGCATTTTCCTACTCTCGAATAAAGTGGGACAACTCTAATTTAAAGTGGGACACACTCTCATTTAAAGTGGGCCGCAATATGCTCAATAATCTTTACAAGCAGACGCCCATGCAGTCCTCCTTCGGCGTCATCATGCTGGCCATCGTCAACGGCCAGCCGAAGGTGTTGAA